GAAATTTTACCTGGTTATTCGGGCAAAGTTAGAATTGTCATGAATTGTGATCCAATTAGTAGCGTCAATGCCGGTCCGTTTATCGACTATTTGGTTACTCAGATTAAAACGTTTTATTCTCCTGACTGCCATTATGCTGAAAATTATGGTGGTTGGGAGGTATTTTTCCTGTGGGGATCGGGAAGATCTGATGTTCAGATTTCAGAGTTTGTAGATAGGGCTTTTAAGGATGCGAGTGAAAATTCTGCTTACTTTATGTGTGCAGGAGATGACATGTGGGCATGCATCCACTCCAGAAATGGTTTATTCGTTTTTGAGAGTGATTTTTCTTCGTTTGATCAGAGTCAAAGTTGTGGACCACAATCTGGGCCTTTGCGATATTCCTTATTGCATATGACTCAGAAGGTCCCAGCAGAGGTGATCAATATGTTACTAGATTTACACCTTTCAGGTTATTTTTATAGTAGCTTTCATGATACCACTGTTAAGTTTGATTTTAGTGATAACCCTATGTTACCAACTGGTTCACCAGCTACAACGTTCAATAATACTGTGAACAATTTTGGTTCATTAGCTTATTTTATGCATAATCTGTCGAGGGACTGTCCTTTATCACAGATAGCTAATTTTTATGAACGTTGCATGGCTCAATTGGGTTTTAAGGCAAAAGTTAAGGTTGCTCAGAACCCATTGGATGCCACATTTTTGAAACACATCGTTGTGGAGGGCGAATTTAGTTTTTGGAGAGATGATGAGATCGTTAGATTGAATCATTTTGTGATTCCTTTAACTGGCCAGTCTTATAAGACAGGTTGGTCAAAGACCCAATTGTCTAATATTTACCCAGGTCGCTCTTTGAGTGACGCTAGCGAGCAATTTATGTTTGATGTGGTTTCATCATGGCAGATTTGTTTTTACCAACCGATACGCTCAGTTATGTTAAGCCGGTGGACAAGTCGTCCATGGTATTCTATTGTTGAGCGATTGTTCCCACGTCGTGTCGTTCACGATTTTATGGATGTTTACAAAATGTTACACGTTCAGGTTAAGGCCGAACATGTAAATTATGATAACATCTTATCGCGTTATAATACAACATGGGCAGAGATACATCAGTTGGAAAATATGATTAAATATCATAAAATTGGTGAACTACTTTTCCATCCTCTAATTAACCGCATGTGCCGTATTGATTACGGTGCGGAAGATGATGAGGAGTATTATTCAGCAAAGGTGGATCATGGGTTCGATTATCATTCACGGTAATCGAACCCTCCACGACTTGTGGAATGTCATTAAACTTTCTCCGGGGCATATAAGGATTAAGGATAATTTATTATCAAGATAGCAATTAAAATACTTTTATTTTTACTTTTAAAATGGTCAAGAAATCTTCTAAGAAGGCTAAGGCGACGCTTATGGCGTTGGCTAGAGTTCGCCGTCCCTCTAAGAAGAAACCAAAGGTTCCTCGTCGACTTAAACTCCTGTCTCAACCACCAAAACTCCGATTGTCAGATTGCGCCGCCAAATTCGCTTTGGCGTTGGCTTATCCGTTCAATCCCTTGTGTTTTGGTGTTTGTTTTCCAGGTGCTCAAGCCGAAGAAACTATGAGATGCCACGCTACGGTTGCAGGCACTTTACCAGTTACGGTATTGACTGGCTCAACCACTACCTTCTTAGCGAAGATAGGAATGATTCCTAGTCTTAGCAATGATGGACCGTGTGCATACATTAGTAATACTGCGTCAGCAGGAATTGTTTCTCAATTTCCTACTGACCTTAGTGTAAAAACTGATGCTGTCAATTATGATCACATTCAAGTGTATCACAATGGACCATTTAATTACACCAGTATTTCTTCGGCTAACCCAAGTCAGTTGGCTGGGAGAGTTGTTGCAGCGGGGTTACGTATCCGCTTTGATGGAGCGGATCTATATAACTCTGGTGTTCAGCACTATGCCGCCAACAATGGTACTATGGAAATGGAGAACATAGATATATTAGGTAATAATGCTACTTATATGACATCTTTGCCAACTTATTATAATTGTAATAATAAGTCGGGCGGATGGCATTATATAGTGTCTTACCCAAAGACCCCTGCTCAACAAGCCATTTCTGGCTATAGGGCAGGCCATGGTACCGACATTGGAAACTCTAATCATCCTTTAAATATTGATCCTGGATATGCTGGTTCTTTACATACTATTTCCCATGGTGGTTATAGTAGTGCATGGGCTAACATTTGTTCAGGTTTTGTGGCTGTGACCACAAATCAATATGGGTTGTTTAGTTATGAGATTATTAACCATTTGGAATATTCCGGTATTTTGGCCGGACCCATGTCACGGCCTAATGAGGTTGATAAGGCAGGATATGATGTAGTTGACAATGCTTCAGCGATTGTGGAAACTGAGCGTAGAGCTCATCCCAACGCAGATCCATACGGACTATATCAGAAAGCGATAGCCGCGGCAGGTTATTTGCTTCCCGCTTTAAGTGGTATGGCGTTCACACACGGCATTAGGCGAGTACCTCAAAGAGGTGAACTCCCGATTTGGCGCGATGAATTTTAATTTGCTAAGGGGTACCACACTTGAGTGAGTGGAATTATACCCGCCCTGCATTTCTGG